ATGCGTCGGTTTAAGTTATTTTTACGGAATGATGTCTATTACGCACAATTATTTAACCCCCAAACAGGCACCTATCTCACGGCAAAATCAACTGGAAAGGCGAATCGTGATGAAGCCGCTGGTGTAGTTTCCGACTGGCTCAAGAACGGCTTGCCTGATAAAAAGTTGGAAGGCAAACGATCTGTAGAGGATGCGTTAACATTAAAATCCGTATTGGCAAGTCTTCATACCCTCTCATTAAGTACCGAAGATGTCCAAAAGATAACAACGATCCTAAAAGACAGGAATCTTCTTGAGAGCGCAATCGTCACCTCGGCTACCAGTTCGGTAGGGCTGATCTCCTATCTCACGTCGTTCTGGGATTACGACACCTCACCCTACATCAAGGAAAAGCTTCTCCACGGGCAGAAGATTGGCCGGATGAGGGCTGTAGACTCCTCAAGGACAGTAAAGTACTGGAAGAAGTATTTCGGTGACGAAAAGAGGATCGGGGAAGTCACCCGCTCCGATCTCCGTGACTTCTCGCTCTGGTTGGCAGAATACAAGATCGTTTCAAAGAAGAAGCCCGCAATGAAAACTACAGCTAAGCCTGAGCAGGAATCTTTCTTCTCGAAGAAGCCTGAGAAAGAGAAAGTCCTATCGGCGGGCAGTATCAACAAGATCATGGTTGCTGGAACCCTGCCCTTGAAATGGGCTGCATATCACAATGAGATTCCGCAAGACCCAGGGAAGGGGCTCATGAAGTTCTCGGGTACACCGCGAACGAGGGGCATCCTTACCGACAAGGAGGCCTTGAGCCTCTTCACGGTTGAATGGAAAGAGGAACGATCAAGGATAGCCTCCCTCTTGAGCATGAGTACCGGACTAAGGGCAGGGGAAGTCCTTGCCTTGAAGCTGTGCGACATCGGAAAGGACCGACTGTACATCAATCATTCCTGGTCATGGTCCGATGGGTTGAAATGCACAAAGACAGGAAAGGTGAGGGTGGTCCCGCTTTTGAAATCTGTCCGTGAGGAGCTAATCAGACTTGGCAACTCGAATCCCCACGGGAAGGATGGCTTCATTTTCTATGGCTTGGAACCTGACAAGCCGATGGATACTCACTTCTTGCTGGATGGACTGAAAGATGCGCTCACGAAGATAGGAATCAGCGAAGAGGAGCGAGCGAAACGGAACATAGTATTCCACTCATGGCGGCATTACTTCGCCACGAAGATGAGAAGCAAGCTCGACCCTAACTTCGTTAAGCGCGCAACGGGGCATTCTACCGATGCCATGCTTGAACACTATACCGAGCATGAGCGCGAAGAAGATATCGATACCCTGCTCAATGCTGCCGATGACATTTTCGGGAATATCATCCCATTCGAGCGAAAAACCGCATAACTTCCCCAATCTGGGACGATGGCGAAGATATTTTCAAAAGTATCTTTCCATCGTCCTTTCAATTCTGTAGTATCCCCTTTGTCCTTCCACTGATCGCTAGCGGTCATTCCTGCCGGGCTTTGGGATTCACTTACGCCCAGGTGGAAGTGCTAGAAGGCCTGTTCCGGGCTTTGGCAAAGGAAGTGATAAAGATGAAAAAGCCTCATGATACCGCCGTTGTGGAGAATATTCATAAGCAGATTGATAATCTATTGTCGTGGGCTCCCGATTTTGGGGCTGTTGAAATTAGAATCTGCTTTCATGATGGGAAGATCGCGAAAACGGAAGAAAGGAGAATGGTTACGGTGCTAAGGTCGAGTGGAGATTAAGATACAAAGCCTCAATATAAGACGCATTCACTAAAAAATATGCCATGTTTGGGAAGGCATACTATTTAGGAGGTTGGCTTATGTTTTTCTTTTCAAAATAGCTTAGATTCAACCAATTTCATGTACTTGTTCACATAGAACATATCTGGGTTACTTCGCTGCGGGCGTGCTTGAATTTTAAAATCCGGTTGAGATGGATTGAGAGAATCAAAAAGAACAAGCCCGATGCCAAAAATCCTGCATAACGAGTCAAGCTTTGCGATATCCTCATCTCCTGAATTCTTAGGAACAACAAGCCAACTTTTATGACTGAAGAGCTTATAAGAGCAAGCTTGACCGAAAGCGACTATTAGGGCATTTCCATCTATTTTTATCTCTGCCGAGATAATTTCTGTTTCGAATTTTACAATATCGCTACGTGATGGTTCCATTTTACCTATTACATCCGGGGTTTGCCATTTATCTCTGAAGAAGTTTCTACCGAGTGCAATAGCCTTGGAACACTCTTCTACTGCATTTACAAGCCAATCAGCAAACGGTTGGTAAAAATCTTCTTCCTTAATCGATGGCAAGGTCGGAGTAACTTGAGTTAAAGTCGGTGTTGGATCAACAGGTTGTACATTTTCTTGGAACTTCAGGAGGCGAAAGAGTCCTTTTGCTGGCTTAAATACTTTATCTGGAAATACTCTCTCCAAATCCCAGACGCTCCCATGAATTGTATTTACCTTCATATCTGGCAGGGCCGCAGCAATTTTATTGATAAGTTCCATATAATGAATCCCCTCAGGGCATTCATCGAGTAGCCGGAGTGCCATTTCTCGGTTTTGTTGATTTTTAGTCATAACTATCCCCTTCCGAGCAATAATTAAGAGCCTCTTGAAACGTTAAGTCAATGATCAAATCGGATATACGCTATCGTGATCGTCACACATACGCTAGCGATGGCAAGTATCTTCCAGGTTATCAACTCTGCTTTCGAAGCTTTAGCTGTCAGGATAGCTTGGGTCAAATTGTTGCCTAAGCTGGTCAAATACTCCTCTAAGGACCCGAACCGCTGCGAGAGCGCGTTCACGCTCTCCTTTAATTCTTGAGATTTCTGGTAGAGTTCGGGCAAGCTCACTGACAAGCTCTCCACTGGCTCGCCTTGTGCTATCAAGCTCTCTTCGATAATTGTCAGCGATTCGTCGGCTTTCTGCCAGAGCGTCGAGGGTGGTTGCGAAAGCAGCTTGTTGATACTTGAGCGTTGATCGGTAGAAACCGACGGTCGCGCCTCCCCCCAGCAGGAAGCCAAAGAGGCAAGCAAGAGCATAGCTACGGATACTACCTTTCGACACATCCCGACCCCTCATCTAGTTCCGAGCGATAGAACCGCCCTTTCACGGCATTGTCAGCCACATTCCCGCCGATATACCCAACGGTGGCAAAGCTGATGGCGTACACAATCGGACCGCCCACGACTTCGAGGATCGATGGGGCGACAGCAAGCGTCACAAGGTAGAGCCCCGTAAGGATGGTGATCCCTGTTCTCCATGACTCCGACTTCTTAACCGATTTCATGCCGCCCTCTCTTCAAAGTGAGGACAATCCTTTTTCCCCTTCCACCGTGAACCCGGCTCGATACCGTGCTTTACGGCAATCTCAGCCATGATCTCCCAACCCGGCCAAGAGGGGGGAGCCCACCAGTAATTCTTCCCATCCACGGAGGGAGCAACATCGAGGGCGAAACCTTCCAGATGCCTACTTTTCAGTGTCCAGGTGTTCGGGATGAGGGCTTCCTTCTCGCTTATCGCGTAGAGCCCTGCGCGGTGATACATGGCTTTCACGAAATCAACCGCCATGATGCGGTACTCGGTCGCGGCGTATTTCGCCATGAGTCGGGAAGCATAGGCGAGCTGTACATCGATCTCCCGCAAGGTTTCCACGATGAGGAAGCACGCTACACCCAGATCCTTTAGCCGGGGATCGGCATTGAGGGCATCGAGGAAGAGAACCGCCTTCGAACGAAAAGGCTCCTTCAGGTCGGCAAGCGATCGGCTCATGCGCACTCCCGGTCGAGTTTCTTTTCGATCTTGCCAAGGCCTTCCAAGACATACTTCATGTCCCGCTTTATCTCGGCCAAGTCGATATTGTTCTGGTTGAACCTTTCTTCGAGGATGTTCACCCGCTTCTTTAGGTCGATGATGTCCTCGTGTACCTGGGCATTGACCTGTTCTTTTCTTCCGTCATTCACGGCGGCTGTCCTTTTATCGATCCTGAATCTATCGATGACGATGAGCGTCCCGAGGAGGGAAGTGACGGCAAGTATTGTCGAGAGGTTTAGGCTCATGCGAATTCCTATATATCGTCCCTGACGTTATTCAAGCGCGGATCGGCCTTAAGTGCGTTGTAGAGAATGGGGTAGAGGGATTCCACCGTCATTGCCTGAGCGTTCGCTTCCGTCATCTTGATCGTGTAGATATCTCGGAATATGGGGAGAGGTTCGTCGGGGGCTTGCGGGGGGATCATCTCATCCCGGTTCACCATATATCCCATCGTGATTCTTGCGTCATTCGTGATACTCATCCCTGTGGTCTGGTACACCGTATCGACGTACCGCGCCATCTCGTACTCTGGATTCCGCAAGAGCTGGCCGGACTCCTTGTTGAGGTAGCCAGAGACAGCGATTTTAATAACGCCGTATTTCGGATAGACGTTCACCTGGTTGATCCGCAGGTACACATTGTTCATCGCAACTTTCGTCGAGGTGAACGCCCCGTTTATATCAGCGAATAGTCCCATATCGTTCTCCTTTTAGATTGCCAGTATTCCACACGTGGTATTGAGCAGAGTCCCGTGATTGAGCTGTAACGTTGGAAAGCCGGAGGTGAAATTCCAGGCAGCGAGGTGATAGAGCAATTTCCCTCTCGTGCTACCGGGTGAAGTGGATTCTACGTAGTATGCCGAGTGAGTAAGCATCGCGGAATAATCGAGGTAGGTTTTACCGTCTCCACCATACGCTTCCCACCGGACGCGCCACCTGACATAGCCTGCATGGCTTGTCAGGCATGTTATCGATCTTGCGGCGGTTCCATTGACCGCTTCCCATGCCACGTTATTGCTATTCGACCACCCGCCGTTATCCACAATCGCGTAGTCGATGTACATGTAGAGGTTGTTGTCGGTAAAAATTGTATCGTAGATTTGTGCCTGGGCTTTGCATTGATGCCCATTCATATAGCGACTGTCTGTCCCTGTGAGAGTAATGCGGGAAGAGTTGTAGTATTGCCAGCCGCTTACCATAGCGAAACCGGAGTTGGTCACGAGAATTTCGTCGGACATTAGCGCATAACCTTCACTATTGCGCGTCCATTCACGCTGACGCTATTCCATTCATCACCTTGGGGTTTTCGAATATAGAGGGCGAGCGTTCGTTCCCACGGCATTGCCCTAGTAAGGCGGCCATTTTTCGCCACGGTAAGCTTCGTCCCCGGCGCATACACCTTTGCGACGTGGGCGAGAACATAGCCTGCGACCGCGATAGGAGCGCCGTGTTCCACGACGCCTGCGCGAAATGAATAGGTGTCCGATACGATGCCAAGCGCGGTGCGGTCATTCCTTTTTCGAGCGAGGGCGATTTCTCCATCCTTAATGGAAGCCACAAGCCCTGGTTTTATTTTCTCTGTGGGAAGATCAAGAGCGTCGGCAAAGTCATTGCCGACAGCGCCGTAACAAGCGCCAAAATAGCCGTATCGGTATTTGTTCGAGGACAGTCCGATATCATAGGTGTTGTTCGCCTGTGGGTAGAGGTTCGTTGTATCCGCGCCTGCGCCAGCGGCGGCAAGCGTCATTTTTATCGATGTAAAATCATTGCCATAACCTGAACTACTAAAGTTGAACGATCTACTTGAGTTCGTGAAGATCACGATATCAGAGGCGCTTTTCGAGATTTTCGTTATTGAAAAAGTGCCATCCCACGGATGTACGAGCGTACTGCCGGCTGCAAGAAGGGTAAGTCCTGTCGGGACCGCTGAAAACTGCGCGAAGACTGCGGCATTGTCATAGATTGTTTTTGGCGGGGCGAACGTCTTTGCCGTCCCGTCGTTGAAGGAAAACGATCCGCTATACTCATAGATATGTATAGGGCGAATAGTCTTCGCACCCGGAGGCAATGGAGCAGAATACGGTAACGAGAGGGTAGTCGCATCCTGATTGGTTATAAGAAGGCGATAGTTGCCGCCAGCATCCATGCCTAAATACACCGATGCCACCGCTTTGCCGTTAAAGGTGCCTGTTGCGGCATAGGTGGTCCCGGCTATGGGAAGCGAAGAATCATTGTTTTCCAGAATCCATGCGATGTAGGTGGGGGAAAAAGCGATCGTCGTTCCAACGGCGGCTTGATGGGTTCTGAATTGCTCGGAATACAGTTCTCCGAAAAAGGTGCCGTTGAAGCCTGAGATATCGCCTTTGAGTGTCAGCCCTGTGTTCGGATCAAAGGCGAATACGATCACCCCCGCCGAATTGCGCAGGATTATCCTGCCGTCATTCAACACGAAGGAGGATACGGGGCTTCCGTCGCTCACGGTTGCTAGGGAATAAAGAGCCTTGGCCGAAAGCGAATCAAAGAAAGCCTGGCTCCCTAAAAGCGCCTCGATGTAGGCGATTCCATCAGGAGCTATCGCGCCGCCTTTCAATAGACGCAAGATATCCTCCACTCCTGCCGCCCTATGCCAGGAGGTGATGGCTGAAGTTTCCCAGGCGGTCCCGGACCATCGGTAGTAGGTGCGTGACGGCGTATCCGCATTGTTGTACATCCAGTCGCCTGCATTCGGTGTACGGTTTCCATCCGCTGTCACTACGCCGCTTGACGAGACAAGGAAGTGAGAGAATGCCGCCGTTGCCACATTGGAAAGCTGTCCTATGCCAAGGTACTTGGGAGCGTAAAAGGGCGTAAGCGATACCGAAGCGATGAGGACAGGCGGGTTCCAGGTTCCAGCGCCGTCGCGCGTTACCGCTTGTTTTGTGGAAATCCAAATGGAGGCAGAGGAAAGTGTTTCGTGCCAGCCGTTATCGGTTCCATTGCCCGTCGGCGTTGCTGGCTGAGTGATTGGAGGATTGTCGTGGTATGCGTACCATGCGCTCGAACCGGGCGCACCTGGGCTTCCAGGGTTTCCAGGACTTCCCGTAGCGCCTTGCCGCACTTTCCCGACATGGAAGCGCTTAATAAGATCGGCATACCCTGCTTTCTTGGCCGTGAAATCGACATAACCGGATTCGGCGCTCATTGAGGCAACGGTATAGGTCTTCCCGGACAAGGACCCTGAAAGCCCTGAGGCCGCGCAAGTGACGGACCATGCGCTTGAGTCATCGACCCCGGACAAGAGGATGCTTATCGTGGAGACCGCTCCTACGTAGCTTGTGACGGTGCCTGCGGCATCGGCGGGGAGGGTACACCTATCAAGGGAAAGAGAGGCTATAGGAGAGTCATTGGAATCGTATAACGTCTCTTTCCCGCACGCGACTATACCCATCGAACGCCTTAGTAGTTGGGGTTGTTGGCGTCCACATAGACGACGCCCATGCCGTCGATATCATCCCCGGTGACAGCGCACGCGGCGGTTCCCGTCGTACTCTTTTCCCCTGCGGTCGCGCCGGTTCCCGTGTACATCCAGAGCTTTCCGCCTACGTACTGCGAAGCCGTGGGGTAGTTCGTCGAGAATCCGTTGATCGCCGCCCTGATGACTACTGACGTCGTCGTGGACCCTGAGCCTACTTCGAAGGATTCGATGGAAAGGCCGTCAGCACTGATGACGCGAATGACATCCCCCGCGATGGGAGCCGACGCGAGGGCTGAAATTGTGAATGCGGCGGCTGAACCCGTCGTATGCGCGGAAATGGCTTTCGCCGCAGAGGTCTTGGCCGTATCGATGAAGCCGGATTTCTTGCCGTTCTTGTCGTACAGTCGCCACTGGTAGGTGTATGCGGAGGTGTCGGCCACCTTCGAGCCGCCATACCACACTTCGGGAACAAGGTTTTTCGTCCCGGTTCCGTTCTGAAAGACGTTGCCGTTCGAAGCGTTGATTCTCACATCGTAGGGATCGGAAACGTCATAGACCTGGAAATAGGCGGTATAAATATTTCCGTCGTTGTCCTTCGCCTGGACCATGTAGAGGCCGATATCGGTGACGGCATCCTCGCGGATTACGATGGATTTCACGTCAGCCCAGGTGCCGTCGGCGGGAATCGATGCGGCTCCTCCTGCCGTTGTCTTGAAGCTGTATTTGGAAGCGATGACGTCCGCATGGTTCGCGTCGAGCTGATTTCCTGCGGCGAAAGGGGTCACGAACCATTTATAGGTCACGTTCGTATTGTCCACGCCAGCGGATCGCATGAGGTCGGCGCTGACGGTCGCATTGTTTTTCGCGCCCGAGGCTGCGTTTTCGATGACGAGCTGGCCGTTGACCTGGATGAACACCGCATTCGATCCTGATTTCACGCAGGAGAGGGAAACGGTGGCGTTCACGTGGGTGACGAGCCCCGTGACAGGATCGGTGTAGTCGCCTTCGAAATAAATCTGATAAATGGGGCTCGCAGGATCAATGTTCGTCGCTTTGTTGATCGTCGAAACATTCGTGCCCAAGTCGGAAGCGCCGAGCGTGGTCCCCCATTTTCTGTTGGCGAGGCTCCCCGCGACATTCACGCCGTTGACGTAGACATAGGCCGTGAGGACGTTGGCTGTCGATGCGTAGTCGGGGGCGTAGGAGGTCGAAGACTCGTCCTTGGTATAGACCTGGGTAAGGCCTTTCGATGCCGAGAGAAATGCCGTGACCGGGGCTGCGTCGTTGTGATCGTATAAGGTAAACTGGCTCGTTGAAACAACACCCACGATGTACTCCTTATTCTAGTATTTCGAGCGTATAGGTTGCCCGGGCATATATGCTGTCGGTTGTGATTTCCACCGTCCTGTAGCCTGAGGCGTGGTTGTAGTTCCACGTGCCGTCATCGAACGGGGGATTCTGGGGAATGACCGATTTCCTAGTCCATTTGAATGCGGAATCAGGCAGGGTGTCGGTGACTTCCTGGCCGTTCCGAAAGACACGCGCGGAGAGGACCGTCGATACCGATTGCCCTGGACGGAACTTGTCGCCGTTCGTGGACTGGATATCAGAAACGATGTTCGGCTTGATGTACCAGAGCCAATCCGTTTCGAGCCCTTCCCCTAGCCCCCGGGCGACGGTGGCGCGGAATATCGATCCATCGGATACCCAGAAATCATCGACGGCGTACGGACCTATTGGGCGCTCGCCGTAGAAGAAATGGCTTATCGTTTCCGAAGTGGGGTAGGCAGTCCCATTCTCCTCGAATATCTTTCCCCGAACCTTCAGGCTTGATTCGCTCTCATCCCATTGGGCTCCCGCAAAGCCAGCATCATAGCGGCCAATGATGATATCCCCTTCATGCTGTCCGTCCACGAGGACTTTGAGGACATCCTTGTAGGAGGATGAAAGACCATCCCATCGCCGGACCCTGAGCGCGTGTTCACCATCGGGGAATATCTCAAGCTTCGATCGCTCTCCGTCGGCGGTCGCATAGCGTCCTGCCGTCGCGTTCAATTTCTGCGCAGGGTTGTAGCCATCCTCGAAGGTCGTGGAAGCTCCGATGTAGATTGGATCGCGGGCGACTATGCGCATGAGAAGCCCGGCATCATTGGTCTGCAAGCCGCCTATGTAGCGCGAGCCTGTCACCGGATTCCTGTCGTAGTACTGTCCCGGCTCAAGCACCGGGGCGACGCGCTCCACGGTGATCTTCCCCGCGATGCTTAAATAGACGAAATAGCTTGCGGAAGGCTTTCGTGGAACAATCCAGAAGTCGCTAGAGATAACTTGTTCCTTCGTCACCGTCACGAGCGAGCCGCGAATGGAAGCCACACCGGGCGAGAGGAAGAGTGTATTATTGCGGATTGAGAGTTCAAGGCCAAAGATATAGCCAGGTGGAAGCCCCGTTACGGCTGATTCCTGCCGCCTTTGGGCTTCCAAAGCTTTTATCCTTTCGACATCCGATACCGTCCTCACAGAATCCTTAATCTCCTATACGTCTTTTCCATCTGTTTTCGATTCTTCAAGGACCTGGACGTGTACCTAGAAGACTTCTTTTCGGCTTTGCTCTTCTCATCGAGTGCGCTGTAATAAATGCCTTGCGCCCGCCTGTAGCGTTCCTCGTTCTCATCGACGCTCGTTCCACGTATGCCCGCATAAAAAGAGAGCGCGTTCCACAAAGCCCTTGTTTTATCAGCCTTTGTGTCACGTGCCGCGACTTCTGAGATCAATACTTCAGTATCGAGTGACAATACTTTTGTAGCACTTATGGGACCGGAAAGCAAGCGGTCTATGGTTCTGATTTGAGGGGCCAACGCCCTGATCGCCTCTAGGACATCGGAATCCACCATGAGCCTTCCGTTCTCTCCGCGCTCGGTGGCCGTCTCCCCGAAGAGCCGCAACACCGAATCAGTGACGGCAAGCGCCATGTCTTCGGCGGTGCCGGAGGTCTCCTTTTTTCTCCTGTCGCGATCCTCCTTGTTCACGTAATCGTAGAGGGATAATCCCGCTTTCAAAAAGGGATGCGCGGAATCGATCATCGTGTTCATGAAGGCATCGAAGCTGTTGCCGAGGGTTTCCTTCAACGTGGACCCTGAACGGAAGGGGAGCTTATTGAGATCGTTCATGGGAAGCTGGGGATACATGAAGATTATGTTGTCATCATCATCGCGCCCCACGGGGACAGCTCCCTCCTCCCTCATGTAGCCGGGCATCTTCGCCATATCGACCGACGTATCCTTGAAGCTTCGTATGAGCTTTTGGGGAAGCGCCATTGAAGGCCAATTCTCCACGGCGACGATCTGGCCCACTTGATTGGCGATATTGCGACGGAGCCAGGTGTAGAAGGGGAACACCTTCTTCATCGTGTCCTTCTCGAATGCCGTCAAATCCTCATAGTCGATGAACCATTTCTTTGACTCGTTCTTGGCGTATTCGAGCATCGTGGGAGTGATGGCACCCCCCTTGTTCACCATCTTCTTTGCGCCAATGAGGAACGAATCCATCTTCGCGAAACTTTCGATATGGGAGCCCACATCCCGCGACACCTTGCCGACGGTATCAAGGACTCCCTTCTTTCCCGTACCTAGAAGATCCACGACCGCCTCTTTCGTATCCCGCCCTCCAAAGGTCATGGAGATAATGCCTTTCTTGCGTGCATACTCGGTAAGCTCGCCTAGCGTGTGGCTACCATAGGTTTTTCCAAGCGCTTGACGAACGACGGCTTCCGAAAGCCCCAACTGCTCTGCCGCCTTCTTAACCCCGTTCAGGCTCGATAAGGTCGCGATCGCCGCATCCTTCGCGGTGTCTCCATCGATGGCATCAAGGCCATGCTGCTGGAAAAGCGTGACCATGTTCGAATAGAAGTTACGAAGGTGGAATCCCGGATTCGAGGTGACGGTGGTCTTCCAGAGATGGGTGAAGCCTGAAAAGACATTCTGCAATGCCTGGATATCCGGGTCGTTCGAGGAAAACTTGATTGTCCTATCGATGATCGATGCCACGCCTTCATCGAAAAGATAGCCTGAGAAATAGGGATCATCGACGCTCTCCAAGCCCATGAGCCCTGCATATTCATCAGAAGCCATGTTGCCCTGCATGACACGGCCTTCCTTCTGAGCGGCCTTTAAGCTTTCTGCTGACTCATCCGTGTAGGCTATGAAGCCTTCCCCCTTCGTATGATCGAGCGAGAAGGGGTCCACATGCTGGTTCGGGACCGTGATTTCATCGATCCTCATCCCGAAAGGCTTGAAGCTTTCAATCATGTCCACGCGCTTCGACAGCTTGTAATGCTGGATCGCGCGGCTTGCGAGAATTTCATCGAGGTTGAGGTTCGTATTCGTCACATTGTCTTTGAAAAGCTGGGCAATCTGGTCATCGGGCATGTCCACGATATCGCGCAGTGCGGTGGCCTGTTCAGTAATGGAGCGATACAGGCCTTTTTTCTTCGTCTTCGTGAAGGCTTGCGCATTCGTACCGATCTTCTTCCCCGGACCCACCGGGGCGGGTTTCCCGCCTTGCGAGATGAAGGTGAGATAGTCAGGAAGCTCCTGAATCTCATTCGAGTAGCCGAGAGAGGCCCAGACATCTTCGGATTCTTTCAAGGACTTGAAAACGCCAGATACTTCCTCATCGATGCGGGAAAGGGCTTCTAGGGATTCATCCGACACGTCGATAGCCTGTCCCGTAGTCGCCTTCACCTTTTCGGCGGTCGCCCTGATGAAGGTCTTGAAATCCATGCCCGAATACTTTTCCTTCTGTCCTATGCGCTCCTTCAAACTCTTTAGGAACACGTACTCAAGCTTGTCCTCATCGGAGAACTCCGACAGGCGCTCCTGAATGCCCTTCACCGATTTCTGGATGGAATACTCCATCGATTCGGCGGCGTCACGCTCTTTTATTTTGAGCATCGTTTCATACGGATTCGTGAAACCTAAGAGGCGGCGCGTCTTTCCGATAACGGAATTGTTCATGAGGGACCACCAGGCATCGGAGTAGGTCGTTCCCTTTTTCCCCAACGCGATCTCTTTACCGCCAATGGAGGCCTTGAAAGCGTCCCATTGCTTCGCCGCGTTATTGAAGCCTTCGTGCGTCCCTGTCTTCAGCTCCTTCCTGAAAAGCTTGAACCCCGACTCTCCGGCATGATCGAGCCCTGTGAGGGGATTTTCCCATTCAGCGAGATTCACCTTTGAAAAGAGGTCCGAGTTCTCAAGGTGCGATAGAAGCCCCTTGTCCCCGGAAAAGAGATCGCGGATCGCAGGGTTCGTTATCCCGGAAAGGGCATCCTTCTCCCCGCGAAGCTTATTGTGAACCGCTTCCGACGCCGCGCGTTGAATTTCTTCGGCGTTTTCCTGCAAGAAAGCCCTCTTCGCCTTCGTTTTCTCGATGAGTGCTTTTCGCAGGGTTTCAGACTCGTTGCCGACGATGGTTGAAAGGCCTCTCTCAGTCTTTGCGCCCTTAATGCCCTTATAGCGGGAATAGTCGCCTTTCGCGGCAAGCTCATCGACTCGCTTTCCCAAGGAAGCATCGTAGCTGTCAGCCCAGCCCTTTACCCTTGAGTTCACGAGTTCGCCTTGCGGATTATATGGCTTGCCGTCTAAGGATTTTAGGAAGTCAGCCTTCAACTCGTCCTTGGATTTTCTTAAGGCTTCCTTGTAGTAGCGAGAATACTCCCGCGCAAAGGTGCCATCCTTCGCCCACTTTTGCGCATACTCGATAGCCTCCTTCGATTTGCCTGTGTCCTTCAGCTTCGATAAGTACCGCGCATCGAAGCCTTCCCTGAAGAGTTTCGTGTCAACGATGGGGTTAGCGGATCGGGCGATCATCTTCAATTCCGCGGCCTTTCCCGCCGCCGCCTTCGCGGCATTGGTCGCGCCGAAGGTGACGTAGTTCGTGGGATCAAGAACAATGTCAGCCAACGTTCCCGTCGCCCAGCGAAATGCCTTGTCGCCAAAACTTCCAGAGCCGCCTTTCACGCCGCCAGAGCCAAACATGCCCTTATAGCCGTCTTCATTCTCATCGCCCCAGAACACTTTCCGAAAGCTCTTCTCGCCTTCCGGGGTGAAGCTTCTAAAAAGGTCGCCAACATATTCCGAGAACGGGATGGATTTTCCTTGAAGCGACTGCATGACGTTCTCGGTTGTGTTCGCGGTGATGTTGTTGCCGATGGACAGGAGGTTTAATGCCCACTCCAACGGCGTATGACGCTTTTCATCTTCTTCCCGCTTCTGTTTCGACCATTCCACATAGGCGCGTGTCTCTGGAGAGATTCCCGATGAACGGTTTCCATAGATGCTTTTGTACGGCATTACTTATTCACCGGAACCCAGGATGAGGTTTTCGCATCGAACCGCTGGTATTCAGTCACCGTCTTCCCCTTATCGTTCTTGTAGGTTCGGTATCTCATGCTCAAGTTGGTGGGATCGAGGTTCCAGCTTCCATCAGCGCCGCCCTGCTTCGAGACGTCGGTTGTTGGCAGTGGAGGACTATCACTTCGCGGGTCTTTCGGTACCACAACCGCGCCATTAGGGGGAATCGCTCCTTGTGAGCCGCCGGGTGCGACGGCCCCCTTGAGTTCTGTATCAAGGCTTTTCCCCGTGAGGGTTTCCCAAGCTTTTTTCGCCACCGCCGCAGGAAGCGTAAAACCATTTTCCGTAAAACCCTCATAGTCCATCTTGAGCATACTGGCCGCGAGCGCTTTCACTGTCGGATCGGTTATGGCCTTGCCAAGTGTCGTCGTAGCGAAATCAACCGCCGCCGAATAGGCTGAGGCTGGCGAGGAATAATTCTGCGTGGAAGCCGCTTCAAGCTCGATCTTGCTCTTCGCCTTCAACTCGTTCAGGGTGGCCGCCGCATTTATTCCAGCAATGCTGATGGAACTTGACCTATCCTTCGCATTCTCGGTTGTCGCGAACTCATTGGCGGTGGCTGCCGCCTCCTTCTTGAACGCCTGATCCGCAATGGCTTGAGCCATCGCGGCGTCAATGCCCATCTGGGTGAGCATTTTCTGCATCGCGAGAGACTTGTCCGTATCCTTGGATTTCTCGGCCAGCTCATAGATGAGCCTGAACTTGGCGGCATCTATTTCGGCCTTAGACATCTCAGTCTGTGCGTCGGTGGAATACTTCGCGATATCCTTGCGGTTTTCCAATTCAGCTTTGTTCTGCGATCCCTGCCATGCTTGCTGTGAAATCTGCAACGCCATCGCGGAGTCAACGCCCATCTGCGCAAGAAGCTTCTGCATGGCGAGCGACTTGTCGGTGTCCTTGGCTTTCTCTGTGTACTCGTAGATCATCCGATACTTGTCCGCATCGATTCCGGCTTGGGAAAGGGCGGCTTGCGCCTCAGCGGAGTATTTCGTGATGTCCATCTGCGCTTTTCTGTCGAGCGCGTTTTCTCCTGACTTCCATACCTGGTCTGAAATCTGTAGCGCCATGGTGGAGTCCATGCCCATCTGCGCCAAAAGCTTCTGCATCGCAAGCGCCTTATCGCCTTCAGTGGCCCGAGCTGACGCATCGTAGATGGTCTTCCACTGTTCCTGAGTGATCCCTGCTTTTGAGAGTTCTGCGGTAGCCGCGATATCGAGATTCTTTAGCGCAGTCTGGTGCGCCTCGGTCGCCTTCCTCTCTTCTGTTTCCCAAAGCTGGGTGGCGAGCCGTGCGGCGGTATCTGCGGCGAATCCCTTCTCCTGAAGAAGTTCTGCCGCCTTGCGCTGTCGGTCGCCTTCAGCCATGTTCTGGGTGGCTCTGTAGACTTCCATCTGCATATCGTTCGTGAATCCAGCCGCCTGGAAATCCGCATTGGCCTTGGCTCCGAACTTCAAGGCCCACTGTTGCTGATCTATCTGCTGCTGGTTCTCATCCAGTGCGTTCTTATGCGCGGTGGCGGCGTTCTCGACATCGTAGCCCTGTTTGATGGCGAGCTGTTCCTTCGTGTTGGCGAACTCCTGAGCGGTTCGCTGTGGCGCGAGTTTTAAGGTGTCATAGACATCGAAGCCTGCTTTCGCCAATCCTGCGGCGCTATTCACGACGCCAAGGATGTTGTTGAATCCGTTCTGGCGCTTTTGCATCGCAAGCTCTTCTTCCGCGCGAGCATCCTCTTTCTTCTTCTGCCGAGCGCCAATTAGCATCTGCAAAGATGCGTTGTTTGAATCAAAAAGTCCCATTACTCCCTCATTTGAAAAGACTGACGATCGCCCCAAGGACGCCAAGTCCTGCGCCTATCACCTGCCCACCGGGAATCACTGACGCAAGGCCGCCAAGCGCTCCAAGCGTCCCCGCCGCACCCGAAGCGAAACTCCCCTTCGCGGCTTTATCTTGTTCGGTCTGGGCACTCGCCCGGGCGTGTGCGTCCTTTCGCGCCTGAATGAGTGCCCCTTCCTGCGAAGCAAGGGAGCCGAAGAGGTCTCTATTTTCATCGCCATTTGTAAAGTTGTTTCCGAAAAGTGACATTCGCCTCCTCCTTTACGTTCTACTTGTCACAAGGGTGTCCTGCGCCATGATGGCATCCAGGAGGTTCTTGATCGGCGCGACATTCTGATTCGCGCGGTCTATCCACATCTGATAGGCTTCTTTATCCTTCGCATTCTGGGCGTTGATCTGGGCATAAATGACATCCGCAAGCCGGGTAAGGTTTTGAATTTCCTCGCTGTCGCGGGAAGCGATCTGGGTGAGCGTCGAAGCGGTTGCCTGGAAGGCGTTGAAGCGCTCAGCCCGTAATCCGTCCTCATATTCATCGATGCTTATGCGCCCCTGCTCCAAGAGCCCGTAATACTGTTCGGCCTTGTTCTGGTAGTTCTTCTCCTTCCTCGCCATGTCGGCGTTGAGGAGCCCAACATCCTGCTGGGTGCGAAGGTTTGAGATGCTTGCCCGCACTTCATCGGCAGAGGCTAGGAAGGCCATCGTGGAGCCTGTGGACGCCCGGACGGAATTCAAAGTTCTCTGGGCGCTTGCGCTTTCCATCGCAAGGGTCTTCTCGTTCGCTCTCTGGTAGAGCGCCTTTTCCTCTGCCGAAAGCCCTTCCTGTCCCGTGATCCCCGATCCCACGCTTCCTGAGAGCGTATCCATCGTCCCCTGATAATCGCCGCCCATGAGGGTATCGAGGCGGTTGTATCCAGCTTCGGTGTCGGCTTCTGTGATGCCTCCCGTCACTTTTCCTTGCGCTTCCTGCATGGCGGCAAGAGCGCTCAAGTAGTCATCGCTCTGCCCTGATGAAAGTGAGGCAAGCTTTGCCGTGATTCCGGCGTTCTGTTCCTCTAATGCGGTCGTGTCGCCGTAAGCCTGGATAAGCTGGCCTGATGCCTTGTCATAAATGCCCGGCGCTCGGCCTGAGGCATCCCCGGGCAAGACGGTTTCGTACCGCATTTCGCCTGAGCCGTTTAGCATCGCCTGTTTCAGTTCGGCCACCACGGCATCAACCTGGGAAGGATCGGAGAAATCGATGTCCTCAAGCTTCAAGGCGGTGGGATTCGCCTTGATGATGTTCATGAGTTCATCAGTGGTTTTCTTAGGCTGTCCGTTGGGGAGAGTGGCGGGCTTTTCCTCTGCTTGAGGAGATGCGGTAGGGGCAGTAAAGCCGTCATCCGCTTCCCCTCGCATGCTTTCGCGTCTCGCCCTTGCGCGTTCAGCGGGAGTCCTTGAATCATGGACGATATTGTTCTCATCGAAAACGAAGGGAACATACGGATCGTAGCCGCCTGTGGGGAGAATGTTTTCGGTCGCGAGGGGATCACGGGCGAGAACATCGAAGGGGTTGCTCTCGAAATCGATAGCATCGTCTTCGAGGTCATTGCGCTGTCTTTTCAGCATTAGAACGTTCCTCCCTTCATGTCGAGCGCGAAGCCCTGAAGTCCTGCCTGTGTTTGGGAAAAGGATGCGATCCTCACGGAGAGTGAAAGGCCGTCCATCGCATAGGGGATGCTCACGAAACCTGAAAAGTTCTCCTCTTTGATCCATGCGATATGAGCGCGTACGGAATCCGCGACAAACTGCACAAGGAATTCTGGTTCCTCATCCTCGTTGTACATGCCAATCGGCTTGAATCTGAAAAACCGTTTCTGACTTCCAGGGAATCCGAAATCCATGTCTTTCGTGCGGATATCAAGGGCTATTGGGTTTCCCGCATCTGTGGTGCTTGAGAAAAGCGTGTAGAGCCCGCCGTCTTTCCACGCAACGATGTCGCCTAGATCATTGCGCTTACCGAAGCCTGAGAATGGATGATTCGTGAATTTGAACGCCGAGATGATAAAGGCTCCCGCAGTGTTGCGCCGTAGAGTCTGAGGGAGGAAGAGGTAGCCGTGATTCGCGCCGAGGACGAAGTACCTGCCCTCCTCATCAGCGATGGCATGAGCGCCTTGCGAGAGCTTCCCGGAAAGTTCCTTCGCTATGTGATCGCTCACCACGGCGGTGGTCGCGCCGTCGTAGAGGAGAACCTTATCGCCAGAGACGAACATGATCTCGCTTTCAAGCGACACAACGGAATCCGGCTGATCGGTGCCGACATCGGCAATCCTCGTCACGGTGGGGGAGTTGAGGGAGTTCCCTGAAAAGCCGTAGAGCGCAAGGCGCTTGAAGACGAGCATCGAGTCCTTGAAATTCACGATCCGCTGTATGCCCGTTCCACCTTCGACGAAGATTTCAACATCGTCGCCGCGCCAGCCTGAGACTGAATCGGGAGGAGAGAAGTTGACCACGTTTCCGGCTGCGAGGCAGAGCATCGAGCGATACACGGCGGCATCGGTGGGATTCTCGTTGCCCGTGATTTGGCTGAAGTACTGCGTATGCCGCACTTCTTCTATACTGCCAGAAAGGGAAATACCTTCTAATAGAAAGGATACTTCGACGGCGTACTGGTCCTTGAACTGGGTGTCGAGGGTGGAAGGCGTGAAGGTGATCCCCGTTCCCTTGAATTCAAGGTCGAACTCTAGCTCTAAACGGTTCTCCACGGTGAGTATCCGGGGCGTTACAGTTTTCCAGCCGTCTTTCGTGGAAATCCTCACCGTTGCGCTCTGGATGGGAGCTGAGACATTGCCGATCTCAATACGGTTGAATACGAGATCGGAGGCGATATAGAAGCCCTCACCCGAAGCCGGGCAGAGCGTCCATACGCCGCTTTGGGCGGCCAGGGTGTCATCGGTGTAGACCCCGAATGAGGCGCGTCCAGCGTTCCAGTCGTAGTATTCGCGAGTCCGTGTATCGAGGGCATCGAGGGAGGTTTCGGAGTATTCCCCGTTTAAAAATTGAACAATGGATGCCTTCGAGTAGCCACCTTGTCCCACAATCACGATGAGCCCGGAATACTCGATCATGCGCAGGGACGTTTCGGACAGGGAGATGAGGGAAAGCGGCAGGGCTTCGTAGCCTGTCCCATTCTCGATATGAAGGATCACCCCGCTTTCTGTCTTCGCGGCGATGTAATCCCGCATGACCCCGGAAATACATGTGCGCAGGAACCCGATGATTTCTTCTCCTTCAAAGCTCGTTTTGAGAGTGTAGCCCTTTCTAATAGAAAGGCCGTTTTTCCAGTAACAGTTCTCGGCCATCGTAAGGTCCGAATCGGCCATGAAGGAGGAGGGGGTATCCGTGTGGAAGCCACCTGAAAAATCCAGGTAGGTTTTTATGGTTCCCGGCATAGCTTTATTTTCCAAATATTGAAGGGTTGGCATTTGACTGATCTTGCAGATACCGCTGGATTTCATTGCGGTAATTGGCTAAAGCCCGTGTCGCCTCGTCATATTCAAAGTTCTCCTCCGAGAGCTTGGAGGCGGCGAGATAGGCTAAGGCCAGGTGTGCTTTCTCAGGTAGTTCCGGGATGTCGGTCTCTTCGACTAGTTCCACGGGGAAGCGGTCATAGATGATCCGGCAGGGCATTCCGGGTGATGAACACTTTCTATCAAAAAGAATTTTACCTGCTGATAGAAAGTACAGGGCGGGAGTACCCTCGATATCGGCGTTGGCAAGAATCTGCATCGAGCCGCGACGAAGCTCATTTCTCCCTATGAAGAGGTGATGAAGACTAAAGAAATGCTCAGGGACCGCCGCCGAATTCCCTACGATGGTGAGTTCTCCGACTTCCGTAATGCCGCCAGCATCGATGACGAATTGACGCATGGCCTCGTTGATCCAGTCTTTTACGATCTCATCGCTTACGGAAGCTCCTGTCCTAGAGAGGCGGCGCGCTTTCTCGATCATGCTTTTTAACGTCACGTACAATCCTTTCTCGTCATGACAGGGAAGAGCATCACCCTGTCGTTATCGAGGGCATAGCCAAAGCATCCCTTAGGCCGGAATGGCGCATCGATGCCCACCGCCTCGTTGTTCACCTTCTGTAACCATGCGCCGCCCCTTCTATTAGAAAGGACGGGACCCACGACACCCCCGATCTGAATGGTCCTCTCCTGTCCCTCCCGCATTGCCTGGGGTGTCCAGCCGACAAAAAACTCATCGATTTCCGTCTCGAAGGGGACGGCGATGAAGCCTGAAGGGGCAAAGGTGATTTGGAAAAAGGTGCATTGCGGAATGTAGCTATGCGCCTTCGCCGTCAAGAAAACGGACCCGTCCGCGCCGTAGAGCAGCGTGAACCAGGGTGATGAGCCATTGCGAACGAGTCCGGTCATTACGATTACGCCGCCTTCTCAACCCCGGTGAGGCCGTTGAACACGAAGGACGTGTGGCGGTATTTCATCACCGTGTTCCCGGAGAAGGACATCTTCTTCACGAGGTTGTTGGGATAATTCTCAAGGGGAGCCCAATCGTCCGTCTTGAAGTTGAAATCCGGGTGAATCTGGAACTCGAAGGCGTTCATGTCGAGGCCGAAGAGATAGCCAGGAGGGCAGAAAGGATCGGCAAGGATGGTCGTGCCTTCGAAGGTCACGTTGGTGAAGCCCATGTCGGCGGTTTCCTTGTCCGAGGTTCCTTCATACTTCGTGGCAAGCCAAATCTTCTCCTTGAGCGTCGCAAGGACATCCTCGGTCGTGAGGATAAATTTGGGTTTCTTACCGCCGAAAGTGGACGCGACGATTGCCTTGTAGAGCGATTTCTTGCCCTTCACTGCATCATCGGTATACAGGTCGAGGACGGTCCAGTCGGTTCCCGCATAGACTTTCGACTTCCAGTTGGGAGCGTCGGCAGGGTCGATCCCCGCGTACTTCTGCCCGGAGACTAAGAAGGTGAGGGGGGAGATCATATCGAGGCAGGATTCATCGTAGGCTGCCGTCGAGTAGAGGTCCTTCGCCATCTTGTCCTCGTAGTCCTCCTGAAGCTCCACGTACTTGTCCTTGAGGAGGGACACAATCTGCGCTTCGCCCACGTTCTCGACTCGCTCCTGCCAGTTAATCTGCGTGGAACCGAAGTAATACTTCCACGAAGACTTCGCGGCAGTCCTTGAGTCGCCCACGCCGTAGGTCACGGGAGCGGCGGGATCGACACCCTTCACCGCGCCGTTGCCGGACATGGCCGTATAGCGGATAGGCCACTGGATGTGGGTGCCGCCTTTCACCTTCACCTGGTTCCCTTTCTTCAGCTTTTTGTAGAAGGGGGAATTGTCATACGCGATGTTGAGAAGCGCCTTCTCGAAATACTGGCGGCTCACCGCATTCGCCTGGGAAATCTCTAGAGCCATCTATTCGCTCTCCTTGTTGTCGTTGTTAATGCAAGCCAGCAAGCGCGGCCTGCTCAGCCTCATCCATGCTCTTATACGAGCCGGGGGCTTTCGGGACGGGACCGTTGCCAGGAAGGACACGGGCTGAGCCTTTCGCCTGAATCCGGTCAACGATACGTTTTTCCACCTCAAGCGGGCTCACGGAAGCGCGGCCTTTAATGGAGTGGTAGAGAAGATCGAGAATGGCTTCCGAGTCACCATTTGAGAGGACTTTCAGGGAATCTTCGATAGTTGCCTCATCGAAATCCTCATACCGGGATTTGAAGGAGTCGTAGAGCTTTCGCTTCGCTTCCTCCTGCTCCCTGCCTTTCTTCCAGCCCTCCATATCGGAAAGCTTCTTCTCTAGTTCGGCGTACTTTTCATCCGCGTACTGCCGTGCGCCATCTAGTACGCCGCGCGTCGAGGGGCCTGATTTCACGGCCTCTTGAAGCTGGCGGTAGATGTCCGGGTTGTTGCGCAAGAACTGGTTGTATTTCTCGTACTTGGAAGATTCTTCCTGTCGCTTGGAATCCCATTCGGCTCTCGCCTTCTCGTGTTCCTCCCGAAGCTTCGCGATTTCCGCGGTCTTCCGGGTGTAGTCCGAGCGCATCATGCCCATGTTCTTCCAGTCTTTTAGGAACTCCTCTTTTGTCCGGTAAGACTTCCTTACGCCTTTCTCGTCATCAAGGTCGAGGAATGTACCTTGCTCTACTTGTCCTGCCGGGGCAGGGGTGTTTTCAGCTTGTCCGGGAATGGGATCGCTGGGAACCGTATCGGCAACTTCGCCGGGGCTTCCACCGCCCACGCCATCAGGGCTGAAATAGGTACGAATTTCCATAAGCTCACATGCCTCCCATTCCAATCAAATCTTCGAGCGAACCGCCCGATTGCGAGGGAGCGTTGCCGCCCCCCATCTTCGCCGCCACGGGATCGGTCATAAGGCCTGCCCCTGAGACCGCTTTCATCTTGTTCAAGGGATTCGCCTTCTGTGTTTCCCGCTGGACCATATCGGCAAGCTGGGCAACTGGACCCTCCACATCGACGCCGAGGCTTGAAAACAGCTCCCGGATCGTCATATCCGGCCTGAGCATCCCTTTCTCGGCCATGAGAAAGGCATCCTGGGGATTCATGATGGAGAGATTTTCGTCCATCGCCTCGCTCACATTCTTTTGCACCGGGCCGGGCATCATCGGGTTAATAGGCACCCGCTTCCTCCTTCACTTGCTGGTCTGATAGATCGCTCAAAAGGCTCTGAACCATCGCCTTATCCTCCGCTTCCTGCGGATTGCCGCTATTTGCGCTTTGCGCTTTCGCCATCTCTTCTTCCTTCTGCCGTTGCTCGGCCAAGCGAGCGAGGATCTTGTCGGTTCCCGGGACGCGCAAGGTTTCGAGAACCGCCTGGGCATCGACGATCTTCATTTCCGCAAGCCTGAGCATGAGATTCGCCAAGGATTGGCGATCGAGGGGGAGGGTGGAATTGGTCTGAATTTCGATGTTGAAGTCGAAGTAGACCTCATCAGTTTCCGCTATTGCGTCAATGAGCTGTTCGTAGTCCTCGATGTCCTCCCTCTCTTCCTCGGATAGGTCGTCATCCATGAGGCCATCGGGGGTTTGAGGCTTCATCGCCTCCTCCACGAAGCTCTTCTGGTTTGAAATCACGCCGTACTGAACATCATCATCCTTGCGGATGTAGAAATTCCTCGGCTCCGTGTAGAACTGCATCATGAGTTCGACAATGAGGGTCGCGAGCCGTTTGATCGAGGATTCCAGGTTTCGCACCCTCTGGCGCGTCCGGGTGTAAGAAGATTCAAGAAGCATCGACATCTCGGTGGCGGTCTGCCTCTGGCGCTTCCCCGTGACGCCCTTCGTCACATCGGTGACGCCTGACACTTCCTCGATGAGTTGGGGAAGCGTGGACATGATCTGCGTGATCACCGGGGGAAGGTCGGGAACATCGAGAGTGGCGACGACATCCTTTGCAAAGCCAGCCTTCGACATAAGAACCTGGTCTCCCTTCTGAATCGCTTCCTTCACCTGCTCGGTCGTGATGCCCGCCGATTCGTCAACGACGATGTTCCGCTTCGTGTACTTCCGGGCATGCTCCACAATCTGCTGCAAGCGGACGTTGAACTCGCGGTTAAGGTTCTCGATCTGGTCTGGCTCCCCTATCCCCCAAAATTGATGTGGCACCTTGTAGTCATGAAGAGCGACATAGGGCGGCCTTCCATGTTTGAAGGGGGAGGGGCGGTCATCGAGGAGAATGCAGTTGCCCCCGGTGAAGGTGAGAATCCTGCCATTTGGATACTTCGCTTTCTTAACCTTCTTCGCCTCCATGACGTCATGGCCTTCTGTGTCCTTCCCGGCGTATTGCTCCTCTATGGCCTCTTCGGTCGCGTTGTCCCTAAGCCATATTTCATAGACGAGGATGTAATCCCCGATAAGGTCATGCTCGGCCAGGCGGTCTTGCTTCTGATCGTGTTCGGTTGCGTATTCCTCAGGAGTTATCTGCTTATCAGCGCTCGGGTAAAGGCGCTTCACATCCTCGACAGGCATAAGCTTCCGCATCCCGCACCACGAGGCGTTCCAGGGATCGTCGTAGCCAGGAGCGATGACGAAATCGAAGGGATCGACAATATCGATGGCGATGTCCCCTAAGCCATTCACGGCATCGGGGTCGAAATAGACCTTGAAGATAGCCGTTCCGTGAATGAGTGAGTCGTAGACGGCATCGAGGAGTTTTTCATCCATCCTCGTCATTTCCCACACGAATTTAAGGGCATCGTTGTAAAGGTCCGCGACACGCTGGAAGAAATACCTTCGGGGAAGGACCGTCCAGATCGGCCTGTTGTCGGTGAGTAAGGGCGCGGTGGTCTGGATCGTGGAGAAAATGAAGTTGCAGAAAACCCTAGAGTCTTCCGGCAAGAGTTCTGCTTCATTCCACCACTTCCCGGTGAATTCCTTGATGAAACGCTGCCACTTCTTGCGACGCTCCTCATGTTCAGGAGAGCCATAAGCGGCATCAACGGCATCTTTCAGTTCAGAAAAAGTCACTCATTCCCCTTTTATGATGCCGTTCTCGGCCATATACTGTTCGCGCTTGCGCTGACTGTCGAAATCCATCCCGGTGTAGGGGTCATGCCCGGCCCTGAAAGCTACTTTTATCGTCGGTGAGGAGTACTTTCGGCGCAGTTTCTTCTGGCAGGTGGGGCAGAGTTGTTCAGTATCGCTGATCTTTTCAGGCTCCACGTATATTTCTTCCATAATGCCGCACCGCTCGCAGATAAAGTCGTAGAGAATCACCGCTGTACCTCGTAAGCTCCGGTACGGAAGTCCTGCATGGCGGTGCCGTCGGTCCTGCGTGACCCAGAGACATATTTAGGCGCTTTCTTTATGCGTGCCTCCATCGCGATAAGCCTCTCAAGATAGTTCTCAGGAAGGCTTGAGTATGAGGCTTGAGCTACTTGCCCACCGCTACGCAACAAATTTCGCCTCCCATGACGAACGAAGCCGTTTCTTGAACATCCCAAACAGCGAATCAGGCCGATAGGCTGCTTGTCTTAGCGCATCGCCGGAACCTCCGGCTGTGAACTCTGTAATGATCTGGACCATCATCGTGAGCGCATCTACGAGATCGTCGTGTTCCCCTTTGGGAAAGAATTCCATTTGGAGGAGTAAGTCGGCTAACGTTTCCTGGATGAACACCCTGCCAGCCCGGACGACGCCGCCAAGGACTCGGTTGATCTTGTCTTCCTTTGACATCGATCGCGGGGCGTCGATCTCTTGCAGCTTGAACCGCAACGGCTTCCCGGTGATCTCTTCGTACTCGCGTTTCTTGATGTCGAGGAGGTATTGAATACCTGCCTGCAATCCCAGCTCGATGCCGACGACTTTAGGCTTGTACTGCACGATGAGCCTAATAAGCTCATCCACCATCTTGTCCGGCTTTAAGTGGATCTTCTTTGCTTCCACCACATAGAGAAAGCCTTCCGAGTTGACCGCGCCGATGATCACACCCGTATCATCCGAGTAGGTTTCTGCCGTCGCCGCAGGGTCCACCGTCATGTAGTAGCTGTAGGCACCCGGAGCTAGAACCACATAGGTCGGCTGCGGGGGAGGGAATATCTGGTCATCTCTCGGCACCGGGTTGTTGTCGTACTGGCATGAATACTCGTAGGCACCTTGGCGTTGTTTGATCTTCGCGAGCATCGAGAGGGTGAAGAATCGATAGATGGGCTTCCCTTCCTCGACGGCGCGGCGAATGTAGACGCGATCCTTGTACCAGCCTTCCTTCATGACCGTCCCGTAGATGTCCGAGAAATGGTAGCGGGTGCCTATCATCAACTCGAAGCCTTCGGGGTCTTTTATGGACTGGATATAGGAATACCAGTCGCGAACCTTTTTGATCTGCTCAGGTGTGGAACAGGATTGCTCATTGATGATGTCGTCCATGATGATGACGTCGTAATGGCGGCCAACAATGGTCGCTCCTACTCCCCAGGCCTCCACTTGGTTTTCCTGTGGTATTCTGCCCCACTCACTGGATCGATAAACGGTCAGCTCATTCGCGACTGACCTTTTCCAGTTCACGAACCTTTTACCTGGCTCGGGAATACGGTCGGGGAACAAGCGCATGAGCATCGGTGTGCAAAAGAGCTGCTTAATCTCGCCTAGCTGTGACTCAACAAGACTCGATGTGCGTGAGAAGAGTCCAATTCGGATATTCGGATTCTGCAAGATGAGCTGGACGATCTTCACCTTGGTCCACGCTGACTTCATGTGACCGCGAGGTATCAAGATGAGCGTGTCGTCGTTCCTCTCCATGATCCCTGCGAGCCAGCCATGAAGTACTGGATCGAGGCGGGGACGACCCCCGTCTTCGATCTTGTCCATGCCAAGGATGACGGCACCCAAGAAATACAAGTCGGTGAGTGCCTTCCATTGAAGGTACAGCTCTGCCGCTAACTCCTCCTTCCCTGTCTTTTGAAAGAACTCGCTATACTTCCGCTTCTCAGCAGGAGTCTTTACATACTCCATAAATCTCCGTAGTAGTCACATACTATCACATAAGTATATACTACCTCCTTGAACATGGAGAGATTGGACCCCTTCACCTTTCGGTGACACAGGTCTTTTCTCCCTTCGTTCAAGATCACTTTCGTGTGGCGCACTTTCCGAAGTCGTGCTGAGCGTTAGCGAAGCCCTCTGGAGACGGAGGAAAGTGATCGTCTCATCTCTTGTGTGTTAGTAGTGTTATACTATTGTGATTCCTTGTATATATAAGAGCGCGAAAACGAAAAGTGTGTCAATATACTTTTGAAATCTTGGAGTATAAGTACATATTATGAGTATCAATACCGCAGGAAGAGGTAAAGCAGCAGAATTCTAAATTTTTGGCAGTTGCCAGTATATTTTATATCCAATCAACCATATCCCGATTTACGATTCTCCCTTCCTTTTTGTATGTTCGATAGTCATCGATCTTTTTGCTGACAACATCATTCATTAATCCTTTTCTGCTAATAAAACCTTCAATTTCATCTGGAGTAGGTACTATCCATTTAGAAAAATCCATCATTTCAGACAATTCTGTGGATGCCCTTGATACTTCCTCGGGAACAGCTGTTTTAAAATCTGTGGAAGATCGTCTTCCTTCGAGCGCTACCTTTATAGTATTTAAATACATAATATTCATTCCACGTTTCCACATCTCATCTATTTCTGAAATTTCACTCTCGCTGATTCCAATTACTTTAAGATTACTAATTACTTCATCATGAAGGTCTATTTTATTACTGAATTTAGTTCCACCCATGAAGCTACTAGCCATCATTTCAGTAAGCATGGCTTTAGATTGTGATTTAGCAATTCTCTGAAGCTGTTCTATTGTAGCTGTTGCTTCTTTTATCGTTTCTTTCATTCTAGCTTTTATTGGACCAAAAGAAAGTTCAACAATATCTTCAAATTTTTGCATTATTGTTACAAATGCTCCGCATAATAAAGATATCCAGGCCGCAGTTGAATCATGGTAATATAGTTGCAAAAAAACTGGTATTACTAATGTAAATATAAGTCCAGATCCAAAAACGAGATTATTAATTCTTTTTCTCTTTTCTGATACCAT